AAGCCAGACGAGTATGTACCCTGGATCCCCTTGCCCTGGCAGCTAGCCCTTGCCCACGACAAGCGCCTGGACGCATCAGTCATTGCTGGCTTCGGTAGTGGCAAGACCGTGGGTGTCGGGGCCATCCTCTGCTACTGGTGTTGCATGGTTCCCAACTTCAAGGCCATGGACCTTGCGCCGGTGGGCTGGCAGTCAAAGCAGATGTTCGACGCCATCCGCCAGGAACTGGTGGACTACGACAATCGCGATGAGCGCCCCACCTGGATCAGTCGGATGATCGTCAAGGTGGTGGAGCGACCATACCCCAAGATCGTCTTCTACAATGGCTCTACCATCGAGTTCATGAGCGCCGACGAGCAGGGCCGCAAAATCCTGTCCTGGTCTGGCGACGTCGCGATTGTAGACGAGGCGGGCAAGCTCAACGAGGTGGCCCACACCGACCTGAACGAACTGCTGATCAACCTCGGTTCTCGTATGCGTGGGCAGATTGGCGGCCGCAGGCGAATGGGCAAGCTCATTGTGATGAGCACGGCCGACTACGACCCTGAGTTGTGGGAACGCTTCGACATGGCCGAGGAGCTGCCCCAGTACTACATGTCCATCCTGGCCACTACCTACGACAACCCGTATCTGACGGCAGACCAGATAGCGGCGATGGGGCGGCGCATCAAAGACCCTGAGAAGCGCCGGCAGTTGATGATGTCCGAGCGCCCTCTTCCGAAGGGGAAAGAGTTCACGCGGGAGCTGCTGAAGCCGTGTCAGTGCGACGCGCTGGATGAGCTGATGGAGTCCGCGCGGGCCAACGAACTACCGGGCTATGAACTGGCCGAGACACAGGGCGCTGGCATCACCAAGTGGGTCATGCCACCCAGCCCGTTTGACCGCTACATCCTGGTGGGCGACCCCGGCCAGGGCTCCCCGCCACACCGCAACAGCGCAGTTGTGATGGTGATCAAGGTCACGGGGTTCCCGCACGTGCCTGCTGAGCTGGCGGCATTTCACTGGATTGATGGGCAGGGCTCCTACTGGCCCTTCATCAACCAGATGGACGAGTGGTATCGGGCATATAAGCCGATTTGGGCCGCCTTCGACGCCACCGGGGTGCAGAAGGGCTTTGACGAACTGGTGTTTTCTCAGCGCGGGCTCCTGATGGAGGGGCTGAACATGCAACATCAGAAGATGACGATGGTCGTATCTCTCAAGCTAGTCTTTGGCAAAGTTCTCTTGCTGATGCCCAAGAAGGTGCAGGGCATCTGGATGCAGCTTGCCAACTGGCGTTTGCCGGACAAGAAGCTGAAACAAGATATTGCGTCATGCCTCTTTATGATTGGCGGGGTAATGAATCGCCTGTTCCTTATTGACGAACAAGAGGCCGGGGAAGAACAATACGAGCAGCTACCTGTGCGGGGCCGCAGCGGAAGACAGCGCAATCCCCGCGTATCGCGGCGTAACTCAGGAAGACATGGTTAATACAAGGAGGAAGCAAATGGACGCAACACAAGTAGCAATTCTGAAGGCAGCAGCACTGGGCGGGGCGCATGTCGAGATGCGCAAGAATTACGGGGCTCCCACCGATGACAGCCTGGAATGTGTCATCCAGGGAGGACACGAGGCGCTAGCCCTCTTGCAGGGCAACGCGGCCGCACTCGAGGAACTGACCAAGGTGGCTCCCGTCGTCCTAGAAGCGTATGATATGGGCGGCGCGCTGCCTCCTCTGACGGCAGAGTTGGTAGCATGACCCTCTGGGGTGGGAGAAGACCCGCCAGTGAGTGAGTTTGTTGAACCGGCTGTACAGGCGGCACTCCGAGCACTCGGTGTAGATGAGAGTGACCTGGGAGCCCTGATACTGATGCTGGGCGAGCAGGGCCGCTGGCTGGTGTTCGTGCACCAGGACCACATTGTGAAAGTGGCAAAAGTGGAACCAGAACAGGTAGTGAAAAAGGCCATCGGCAGCACTTGACAAGATATTCAATCTGTGGTACAATTCGCGTGAACTGTACGTAGGCCATCTGTTTTTCTGTCTAGCCGACAAGTATTCAGAGGCCAGTCACCGGGAAGCCGGTAGCTGGCCTCGTCGTTGTTTATCATGGATAAGTTCTACATCGGCAAAAGGGATGCACTGTATTATCGCCGGGACAACGGGAGCCTGTCCCGGTTCGGGATAAGGTTTGCCGCAAACGGCGTGCAGGTGTTTGACCACCTGCTCAGGCGCTGGTACACGCTACCCGAGACCGTGGACCTCTTGACGGGGGGCCACATAGTTATCCAAGTTCTCCAGGAGGACGAGAGTGCAAAGAACGGTCTTCTCCCGACAACCAAGCCTTCCTGATCCCGGGGAATACCCTATGAGCCTCTGGGGGGACCAGAGGCAGAAGTATTGGACCTATTGGCAACACTTCGATGGTAGCTGGCTGGACGACCCGGTCTCAAGCAGTGATAGTACTGCCAAATACCCTCTGAAGCTCAATCCGTTCAACATGGTCTGCATGCTCCACGCAGGCTTTCTGTTTGGCGAGGTACAGGATGGAAACGACCCTCTGGTAACTGCCGTGGTGGAACCCTGGGGGCGTGGTTCTAGTGACGAGCAACGAGACACGGCATCTAGGCTCACGGACATTGTCAACCGAGTCTGGACCGAGAACAGCGGGCGCGCCCTGCAACAGGAAGGCGGGCTCATCACCCAAATCCTGGGAGGTTGCGTCTACGGAGCAGCCTACGACGACACCCTGGAAGCGGAGGGGCGACTACCGATCCGTATTGACCACGTGATGCCAGAGTACTTCTTCCCTGTGTCTGCTCCGACCCAGTACTGGCAGCTTCTGGAGGCCATCGTCTGCTTTGAGATCACCAAGTTGCAGGCCAGGCTGATGTACGATACAACGGTCAGTTCCGACCACGCACTTTACCAGGAGCACTGGAAGAAGGACAGCTACGAGATCAGCGTGGATGGCGCAGTGGCCAAGTGGGGGGGGCATGCCCTATCAGGCGCACCAGTTGGTGGCATAGTGCCCTACACCTACATTCCCCACATCCGAGTGGGTGAGTTCTATGGCATTTCCCTGCTGGCGGGGAAAGACGAGATCGCCCAAGAAATCAACGAGCGGTACGCCGATGTTGGCGACATCGTGAGCGAGAATGCTCGCATGCTGCCGGCAGTCAAGAACTCCGGGAAGATAACAGTGCGGACACTGAGTCACGGTGTCACCATCCTTGACCTGGGAAGAAGCGCCCCGGGGATGGACCCGCCGGAGATCACGTATCCCACTGGCATCCAGCCCAATGTGGCGACGATCTCGTGGGCCACAGAGCTCATGAACCTTGCTCGCACCGAGGCTTATTGCCCACCAGTCTGCTTTGGCATTGACGAAGGCAGTCAGCGGTCGGGCTTGACCCTGGCACTGCGCATGATCCCGTTGCTGGTACACATTCGGCAAGAGCGAACGTTGTGGACACCGGGCCTGAACCAGATTGCCCGCCACATACTCGCGATCTGCGCGGACAAGGAAATCGAGGGCGTCACAAAGGCGGATCTGAAGAACGTCCGCATCTGGCAGGAGTGGGCGCCGATTATGCCGCGCGGGCGTGACGGTATGATCAACGAACTTATTTTGCGGCTTAACGCAGGTCTCATTGATCCAGAGGCAGCACTGGACCGGCTTGGCGACATTCGTGACACCAAGACGGCCATGAATTTGATCAAGGAGTGGATGGAGTTTCAGGCCGAACTGGGCCCCCAGCCAGGTGAGGGCAACCCCTTTGGGGGCACAGGCTCACGGGGGGAACAGGCAGGAATGAGCAGGCCATCCGCACCAACAGCAAGTAGCACACAGGAGGAATAGGCAATGGCGGACGACATCACTGGACAGAGTGCAACCCCGACTGCCGGGGAAAGTGGAGAGGGCGTTCCGGCCCCCGCTGCGACCCCACCGGCAGGCGTAAGCGCACCACCGGCTAGTGTAGACAACACCCCAGCATTGCAACAAGTAATTGCAGACCGCGACGCCTCACTGGCGGAGCAGCGCAGGATACAGTCGGGACTGGACAAGACGATTGCCGATTTGAAGGCAGAAAGCGCGAAGCTGACAGCAGAAGTTGCGCGGCTCAACGAAGTAGCCTTCTCTGATGGCGACGTCAAGTCGAAGTACGAGGAGACACTCGGAGGGGTCAGGGACGAACTGACCCAGGTACAAGGACAGGCGACCACACTGCAGCAGCAGCTGGAAGCCCAGGCACAGGAGATTGAGCAGTTGCGGATCATCGCGGCTGAGTTCCCCGGCCTGGCCCCACTACTGACAGCAGAGGCGCTTCCGAGGGCCGCCAGCGTGGATGACTTCCGCGCAAAGATGCAGGCACTCTCCGAGCAGTTCGTACCGACAGGGCAGGCAGCCGCCCACGCGAAAGCGCAGGGCTCCCGCCCGCCAGCGTCCCCCCCGGCCAGCCAGACGATCAGCACCGATACCCTGGCTGACGAAATGAGCGTGGCTCTGAAGGCGGGCGACATGGCGCGATTCACCGAACTCCGGGAGCAATGGTACGCGACTTCTAGCTCTTTCAAAGACAGGTAACACTAGTCGCCGTGCCTCACACCCGGACACATCACAGTAAGGAGGCACAACAATGGCTTACCCAAACACAGGGTTCGACACCTAAACTGGTGGGTCCTCACGCCATAAGTGTCTGGAGTACCTTTACAACACGCGAGTAATCGTCGAGAGATAGAAAGTCTTCTGGCAGCCTGTTGTTCTTGGTAGAGTTACAAGACTTACAGGCCGGTACCAGATTGGCGATGGAGCTATCACCATCTCTGGATTGGGGGATGAAGTGGTCTACGCAAAGCGGGGCGTCTGTAGTTCCGCAGTAGGCACAGGAGTAGTCAAATGCTTTAAGCGTCTGCTCCCACACCTCCCTGGGGATTCTGCCCCGCCCCTTCCTAGAGTTAAACTGGCGATATGTTTCCTTTCGGTAATCATCGGAGCCGGGATGGACTTTCCGCCACTGGCGCATGTAGGCATTCCACCGTTCGCGGTTGCTAGCCCGCCAGCGCCGAATGGCCTTTCTCTCGTACTCTCGGTTCTCAGTCTTGCGCCACTCCTTGTGACATTTCTTGCAACGAGTGGTGAGGTAGGACTTTCCGTCCTTCTTGCTCTTGCCCTTCTTGTAGAAGGCAGAGCGCGGGAGGACACTCCCACAGTCAGGACATAGCTTCTCTGGCTGGTAGGCTGGCATAACTGGTACTCCTTTCACAAAAGCGTGTTGAATAACTCCCTCTGATAACGGGAAAACCCCTGGAAAGGGCAATCGCGTGGCAAGCAGGCCAAGGGCCGTGCAGCCGTAGAGACTAAGCGAGGGAGCGGCCACGAAAGTGGTTGGTGCGATAGTCCGAACTGCATCGTATTCATACTCCCAGAAGATGCAGAGGTGGCAGAAATGTCCACCCGCCTTTGACAATATTATACCAGACAATGTAATAAGTGTCAAAGGTCTGTAAGTAACAGAGTGACTACGGCGATACGCCGTGGGAGGACTTCGACAAGAACCAGCGGACAGTCTATGTCCCCGAGTTGCTTGAGGCGTTCCGGTTCCAGTCCCTTTTCTATGGGATGGTCACCTATGGCGTGAATTTGCTGGCCCAGCGAGCCGGCAAGATGGTCTTCACCCAGGTGATTGACCCGGAGTACAACATCGCTACCCTCGACAACCGGGCGATCTGGCTGCCCCAGCTCTACATGGACTCTCGCCAGTTGGAAATCACCGCTCTCCGCTACGGCGACAAGGTCCAGCTTCACAAGTACGACGACTACATCACCTACTGGAAGGAAAACGGCCAACCGGGGCTACGCCGCATTATCGGTGATCGGCTAGCACCTCACATGGTCGGCTCCCTGGACTTGCTGGCGCGCAATGCGTACCTGCGCAAGTCTATGGTGATGTTCTCTGGCAACGCCAGTGACTTCGGTTCGCTGGATGCAACCGACGTGTTCGACCTGGGCGTCTGCCGTGCAGTACACCTGGGCAAGGACTACCAAGCCGATCCAGCACAGGATCCCATCATCGCCATCTCCTCACCATCGGCCGTCTACACCATCCGTGATAACGACTCCGGCGAGTTCATCTCCCGGAAGCAGTACACGGACGGCGTGATGACCGTCAACTACGAGGTTGGCGAGTACGAGAGCTGCCGCTTCGCGCAGCACCCGGTCATGACCCTGTGGAACTGCGGCGAAGTGCAGACCCAGACCACAATCACGGTCAGCATCGCGCTGGGGGACGGCGCTCCTGATCCCGACACTGGCTTGGCTGCGGACAAGGTAGACGGGGTGTGGATGGTCGGCCAGTCCGGCGCAACCCACAGCATCGCTGTGGCGAGCACCGTGGGCTTCGAGGCCGGTGACCTGGTCACCCTGCACACTCACCGCCCATCGTCCAACACCACGCTTGAGGTCATCAACGGCGTGAAGTTCGACCACGCTGAGAACATCGTGCGCGAGATCCACTCCGTAGTGGACAGCACACACCTCAGCTTCACCGACCCCATCACCGTTGACTACTACCAGACGGATTTGGGCGGCACCGTCTATGGCTATGTCACTCACGCCCGGCCCGTGCACGCCTGCGTGTTCGTCAAGGGCCCTCGCGGTGTGGTTTCCGGCGTGCTCCAGCCGCCTCAAACCTACATTCCATCGCCCGTAGATGACACCGAGAGCATCTGGCGCTTCTCGTGGGACGCCTATCTCAAGTACCAGCAGATGTACCCACGCCGGTTTGAAGTGTACTTCTACGCCGGCCCAGTCCGCAAGCTGGGACAGGTAGTCAACATCTAGGCAGGAGGAGCTATGTCGGTCACGTGGGCTGTTCTCAAAGTACAGCTTGGGCGGAAGCTAAAGGACCCCAGCCATAGCAAGTACGACGAAGACCTGCTAATGGACGCGGTCAACGACGCCCTAACGGCGTTTGCTGCCTCCCACACCGGAATTGCATCCGACTTCCCGATAACGGGGGACGGGTCATCTTACGAGTTTGACCTGCCCTCTGACATCGTGGAGGAGGAGGGCTCCGGCATCTACGCTGTATTCTGGAAGGACAACACGTGGCTGACCAAGCTCGAGTACTGGCCCGGGAGAGCCTGGTCAAGCACTGCACGCTCTAC